CCTAAAGGCCACCTTAAAGTATCAAGACCCTAGAGTGTAAACGCGAACACTTTAGCCACCTTGAAAGACTTTTAAGCCCCAGAAGGAGAGCGACAATGACAACTGAAACTTTAGAAGAACCAACACCAAATCCGTATAACTCTAGGAAAGAATGGCATACGCCGATAGACTCTAACCCTGAAACAGCGGATGGAATGTATTTTGAAAGACCTACTAAACAGGCTACCCGTGAAGAAACGGCCCCTGAAGAACAGTCAACTCAAAAAAGAACAAATTATAAAAAGCGATACGATGATCTAAAAAAACATTATGATGAAAAGATTGCTAGTTTTAAACAAAAAGAACAAGAACTTCAGGCTTTAGCAAGAGCGCAAGTACCAGAATATGCTCCTCCTAAAAGTGTTGAAGAACTTGAACAGTTTAGAACTGAACATCCCGATTTATATGAAACTGTAGAATCAGTTGCACATATGCAAAGTCAACAGCAAGTGCAAGGACTACAAGCAAAGCTTTCTGCTATTGAAGAAAGAGAGGCGCGTATATCACGTAGAGAAGCTGAAACAGCCCTACACGATAAGCACCCCGATTTTGAAGATATTAGGGGCGATGATAAGTTTCACGAATGGGCAGGAAATCAACCTGAAGCAATTCAGGATTGGATTTACAATAACCCAAATAATGTTGGACTAGCTATCAAAGCTATTGATCTTTATAAAATGGAAACTGGTATTTCTAAAACTAAAAAGTCTAAGTCGCCAAAGTCCAGAGAAAATGCAGCAGACTTTGTATCTACAAAAACTACAAATGTAAATACTAACGAAGCTAAAATCTGGACACAAAGGGAAATCGCTAACCTTTCTATGAAGGATTTTGACAAGTACGAAGAAGAAATTGACTTGGCTGTCATGGAAGGAAGGGTTCGATAAATAACTTAATGTCTTTTTTAGGAGTAACACAACATGGCTTATAACCAATCAGATCAGTTTTTTGAGCAAAGTACAGATACCAATGGTAACTTTGGTAACTCTGTCGCCGGTCAAAATAACTCGTTTTTCATGCCTTCAGTATTTTCCAAGAAGGTTCTTAACTTTTTCCGCAAGGCTTCTGTAGCTGAAGCAATCACTAATACTGATTATGCCGGTGAGATTTCTGCTTTCGGTGATTCTGTAAAGATCATCAAAGAGCCAGTAATCACAGTATATCAGTATGAGCGTGGTGCTGATATTACTCAAACTAAGCTAACTGACCAAGAAACTACTCTTGTAGTTGACACGGCTAACGCATTCAAATTCATCGTAGATGATATTGAAACTGCAATGTCGCACGTTAACTTTAAAGAAGTAGCATCTTCTTCAGCAGCTTATTCTTTGCGCGATGCTTATGATGAAGGAATTATTGCCACACTTTTTGCAGGTGTTTCAGCAGCTTCACCTAACCATATTCTTGGTTCGGATAACGCTACTGATTTAGCTGCCGGTACTTTTGACGGTACTGGTAATCTTGACATCGGCTTTGGTAGTAATGAGCATGATCCAATTGATGTTCTTTCTCGCATGGCTCGTCTTCTTGATGAGCAAAATGTACCAGAAGAAGGTCGTTGGTTCTTGGCAGATCCCGCATTCTACGAGGTTCTCGTCCAGAGTTCTTCTAAGTTGCTTTCTGTTGACTATAATGCAGGTCAAGGTTCAATCCGTAACGGTCTAGTATCTACTGGTAAGTTGCGTGGCTTTGATATGTATAAGACCAACAACATTGCTGCGGCTACTAATGCTGCCGGTAAAGTTATTGCCGGTCATATGTCAGCGGCTGCTACGGCTCAAGCCATCACTAGCACTGAAGTCATTCGTGACCCAGATAGCTTTGGTGACATTGTACGAGGACTCCATGTTTATGGGTCTAAAGTATTGCGTCCTGAAGCACTTGTCTCTGCCTTCTACGGCATCGACTAGTAGTTAGAGAGAAAGGGGGATGAAATACTCCCCCGATCTTTAAAGGAGAAAATATGCCTCAATTAGGTAGTGATAAACAACCAGTAATGATTAATTCTAAAAAGCGCGGTAAAATTTTAGGAGATACAGGTAGTTGGTACAAGCCAGAAAATAAAAAGAACTACGATAAAAACTACGATAAAATCTTTGGAGGCAAAAATGTACGGAATGACTAAAAAGAAAAAAGAAAAAAAGATGTATGGTGGTGGCGGGTACAACCGAATGATGGGTGGTGGCATGATGCAATATAATAAAGGTGGTTATGCTTCTATTCAAGATATGGAAAAACATTGTGGTACTAAAGCTCCTCAAAATACAATGAAATAAAAGGCATAACTAATGGCTACAACATATTTAGATTTAACTAATGAGTTACTTCGTGAGCTTAATGAAGTTACGCTTACTTCTACAACCTTTGCTAATGCAGTAGGAGTACAACAACACGTTAAAGATTCTCTAAATAGAGCTTATTACGATATAGTAAATGAGGAACCACAATGGCCTTATCTTGCTGTAGCTGAAAGCGGTGCAACAGATCCAATGTATGGGAATGTATCAATAGACACTGTAGCAGGAACAAGGTGGTATGAGTTAAAACCTGCGAGTTCTAGTATAACTACAGATTATAACTCTATAGATTGGGATAACTTTTATGTTACTACAGTAGGTGTATCAGGAGAATCTCCTCCTTATGTAAGCAGAAATTTAAGATACACTACTACAGAAGAGTGGAAAGATTATTATCGTTTGAGTGAAAATCTTGACGATGCTGATGCTCAACAGCATGGAGAACCTGCTAGAGTTATCAGAAGCCCTGATAGTCGTAAGTTTGGATTAAGTCCAATACCAAATAAAGTTTATAA